GGTGGATCTATTGAACTCTGAGAAGGCCCCGTCTTCTACTACATCCCAGTCACCGTAGAGAAACTGCTTACGCTTAACTTCCGGCAGAGACGCCAGCATTGCGATATAGCTGGAATCTTGAGTGAGATACGGGTTATCCCAGACCGAAGCAGGGATAAACTTTCTGGTGATCTCGGTAGAGAGTGTTCTGCCTTCTAGTTGGTATTCAACCTTTTCAGTAAAACGGGTGTTAGGTTCAGCCGGGTCGATAAACAATTCTTTAACCCAGCGGCTGCCTCTGTTGCCTGGATTTCCTGTGGCTCTAAAATGTAAGGGAATACTAGGATCAGCAGACCGGAGAGAGGATCTTAAGAAGTGCCAAACATCCGGCGACTCATACTGAGGTAACTCGTCAACTCCGATCCATGAGTATGATTGACCCTGGTATCTTAGCACGTCTGTTAGGTTTTCACAATACCCGAACTCAATACGAGCACCGCTAGGAAAGTGCCAAGTATTCTCCTGAGTCTTGAACTTAGCACCGGGGACAGCTTTAGGGTATAACTGTTGAGTCTGGAAAATCACATCCCGTAGTTCAGGCATAGACCTACGAATCAGTAGAGCACGAGATGTTGACTTATCTACAAACCGTAACGGGGCGATCAAAAGACTATATGTCTTACCACCACCTCTAGCCCCACCATAGAATACTTCACGCTCATTGGCAGCCAAGAAGTCGGTCTGTGGACCTGGGTTAGGCCGGAATGCTACATCTCTTTCCAGAGGTTGACCAGCGTCAGCAAAACTTTCCGGTTCTGATCCGGTCTGAATACCTGACCTAGCCCTTGCCCGTTCTAACCTACGCTTGGCCTGTTCAGCCTTGATACGGGTTTGCTTCTCTGTATTCTTTAGATCCTCGATCTTCCGCTGTTTAGGGGTTAGCTTCTTTCGACGATCTTTCCTACGCTCGGCTAGTTCTTCCTCGGTCCAGGCTAGTTTATGTAGACGAGTAGCAGATAGCTTACGTTTAGTCTTATCCTCTAACCATGCTGCTACCGTACGTACAGATCTACCTGACCGGATATGTTCGATAGCCTCAGCAAGAAACTCCATAGTCTCTTTGTGAGGGACAAACCAAGCCTGACCTTCCTCATCCCGATAACTATCAAAACCATAAGGACGCTTCCCTATGGCTTTATATTTCTCAGTCTTCAGATGAGGTATCTTCGGATGAGCCATCAATATCCTCTAGTGGAGGCAGAAGAATAATCGAAGCACCGGTTGTCTTGTGTTCGATCTTCTCTGTCTTAACCAGACCGGCCCGGTCCAGGATCTCCTTAGCGGCGGCTAGACGATCCCGGTTACCGAGAGCACTAGGATCGTCAAGGATACCAGACATAGACAGAACTGCCTTGGGGGCATTAGCAGCAAGCATATACTCAGCACGCTCGATGATCTCATTCTTCATCTGACGAATCAGACGAGCCGGGTATTCCGTGGGAGCATATCCAGCAATACTCATAGCCTCACGGAAATTACCTTGAGCCTCACCGAATAGTGCATTTAGGAATTTCTCTTGCTGCTCAGTCATCATTAACCCTTTGAACAACCGCGTCGGGTAAAGCCAGCCTTCATATTGACCTTGCGAGCTGACCCGCCCTGCTTCTTCTTGACCATACCACCGTAAGCCTTTTTGACCGGGGCTTTCTTTTTCTTAGCCATGCCACCCTTCTTACGACCGGCTACGTTCATCTCCCTTTCCATCTCCATCTCTTTTGTTATCCTAGCGTCCTCGGAGGCCTGTTCCATAGTACGCTTATCACCTAGTGCCTCCATGATACGTTTGGCAATCGGCTTCTTGGATTGAGTGTCTACGGTTGATGGACGATTCTTGGGCATCGGGGGTTCAGAACGGGCAGGGCCTTTGTCTGTTAGGTTTGAACCTGGGGCTGGCCGCACATTTCTAGGATTCTTTAGATCTTCTCTCATTCTTAATTCTGTAAAATCAAAAGGTTCGTCTTTTCTTTCTTTAGAAGACTCCTCTTGTTTCCGGCGTCCACGACCCATTCCTCCGCCATAATTCGCCCGTTCACTAGCGGCGGTCTCACCAATCTCAGCCTGACTCAGATATCGAGCAGCTTCTGCCACAGTAAGAGCAACACCGAGACCCGGAATAAGTCTACCGATGCCTCTCGTGAGAAGGGATCTACCTAACTTAGCTATTTGTGATTTACCTGTTGTGGGTAGTGTAACGTCTCCTTTGGGGACTTGAGCCGTTGACGAAGGGGTTTTAGGTGTGGACTTAGGAGTAGACTTAGGAGTAGACTTAGAATTAATAGGCTTACCTGTATTATCATACTTAACGCCCGGTTTAATAGGCTTACCTGTATTATCGTATTTTACCAGAGCGGCTTGTTTTCTACGTGTTTCACTACGAGAGGCCATAACTATTTTTTCCCTTTCTTAGCCTTACCGGCTTTACTATAAGCAATAGCAACTGCTTGCTTCTGAGGCTTACCCTCTTTAACAAGGGTGCTGATATTCTTTGAGATAGT